GGTTATGTATTGGATAGGACTATCGAAAATGAGAAATTAGCACATCTTGTAGCTTATCTTGTAGCTTATCTTGTAGCTTATCGAAAAGAAATTAGCACATCTTGTAGCTTATCAAAAAGAAATCACCACACCACTAATTGACGCGCCAACAAAAACAAAATGAGACCCCACCCGATATCGATTGGCTTAGCCTATTGGATAACCCAGCATCAGGCCTAGTATCCAATGGAATCAGTCACTTAGGCTACCGTGTGGCATGTCTTTTGGCACGCATACCCAGCCCCCTGGTAAAATCAATAAGTTACAAACCGGCAGGGCGGCCAGCGCGAAGGTCGACGGGGGGATCTGTGTGGCTTATACATATCAATACCCGAACAGATTTTTGTGGTGAAATAATCCGGGTGACGTTCTAGCGGAATCCTGGCAGTCAAACCTCCAGATAAACCTCTCGACTACCTTGTACAAGGACTTGTACACTGTACAGGGTTTGTATACGTCTGCCCCCTCTAGTAGTTGTCCTATTAGATATCCATTAGTGTCTCTGACAGGAAGTCTCAGTCATTGTCTCTGGTGATGTGTATCGTGTGATGTAATCCACGTTCTAGGTTCCTTCCGTAGGTAGCCCCGACGTTCGTCAGTTGATCCTACAGTCCGCCTAATAATAGGGTCTGTGTCCGTTTATACGGATATGCTTGTCCGTAGAAGTCTCATTGGACTATCTATTAGATAACCTCAGGGAGAGAGCGACTGCCAAGGAGCGAACTCCCTGACGGACGTTTCTCTTCCTGAGGTGCAGGGTTTTACCAGCCCCTGTGGTTGGCGTCTTATGCGTCCATCCACAGATCATCGCTGGCGTGGTCTGGGAAGCCCATGACGTTATCCTTGAACTTGGCCAGCTCTTCATTGAGCAGTTTCTCTCGGTGTTCCTCTGTCTTACTGTCAGCATCCTGGGCCATCTGCTCAACCCAATAGGCTACAGCACCAGCCAACGCGTCTAACCTATCGTCATGCGCCAGAGCGCCTCGGTCGGCAGTCAGGCGGGTCATCTGATAGAACAGCGAGTAGTGGGGATTCTTGGCTGACTCGTAGTCCTTCTTAATCAGCCTCTCATCGACCACCAGACGGTGCTGGTTCATCACTGGCTCTAGGGTATCAATGATCCTACGTTCCTTCTGTTGGCTAGCCCGTGGGCCTTCCTCCAGGGTGCAGGGGTGAATCTTCCTGAGCCATGGTTTGAACAGCTCATTAAACATGCCATCACCGAAGTTAGGCTCTGACCATACTTCATTGACTCGGTGCTTAGCGGCCAACACAGCGAGTCCCTTCAAGGTTGACTCTGAGTAGCCTCCTTCTTGGAAACCACCGATGTCCATCAGGAACAGATACCCATGGAGCATCTTAATGACAGCGTAGGCGGTCTCATCCTTACCACGACCAGAGGGGTCAATGAACATCATGGTGCCCGTATACTCAGCCATCTCCTTGGCTTTCCACATAGGCCGATAGAGCTTATCACCAGCCAAACCTACGTTAGGTGCTTCGTTGACGACATGTTCTGGGCCTGACGACCATGCCAGCTTTACCGGAGCCATCTCAGGGTCACACGACATGACGATCAGATCAGACAACTTGAGAGGATACTTCTCACTGTCTGACAGGCTGGTATCCAGCATGAACTGTAGGGCGAAGCCTGTTCGTCCGTATGACGCCTCACGTTCCATTAGGTCTTGGTCGTTGAAACGTCCAGGGTCAACTGGATCACGACCTTTCCCACCACGTTCTAGCTTCTCCATGATCATAGGAGCCAAACGGCCTTTGTAGTGATCAGGATTGAGAGGCAAGCGGGCGGGCCACACACGAATTTCATAACCGCGTTCGGATAGCTCGTTATAGATGGACATCTCGGTCTGTGGCGTACCGAGGAACGTAGTGACACCTCCAGGCTTGAGGATGGCGTCGAACTCCTTGATCCTTTCAGAGAGGGATTCGCGGAGCGAGTGGGTTAGCGAGTTGTTCAGGGACTCGACGTCATCCGCGATAATCTCGTCGGCGCGTGAGCCTGTTAGCTGGCCTGTGATGCCCACGGACTTGACCGAGGGAGAGTGAGAGATACCGGCAGGGCCAACGTCAAAGGCGATGTTGGAGTCACGCTGCCCGTACTTGGGTTTCAGGTGGGTTAGGAGAGGGAACTCATAGATGAGTCGTTTGGTGAACGTACTGAACTGGTCGGCACGATCCTTCGAGGCAGAGACCACCAAGAAGTTAAGGTGAGGGTTCAAGAGCAGCCGCCAGCACACATAGGCACTGGTAATCCATGATTTACCTACCCCACGGAAAGCCTCAATGACTTTACGTCGTGGGCCTCCCTGGAGATAACTCGCAATATCGTACTGGACAGGCGTTGGGTCAGGCTTGGGGGCAGTGATAGCACCCCCTTCCCATAGAAAGTCCCAGGTCAGATATAAAAAGTTTCTAAAATCTAGGAGCTGCTCAGGCACGTTGGCGGTAACACGTTGATCAGCCATAGCGTCCTGTATAGAGTTGTGTGGCTCTCTAAGAGCCTCTATCCCTAAGCAGTATGGTTGCACTACCGGATAGGTTTAGGCAGCAGAGAGAGCCAGAGGAGTTGATCTTGGAGGGGTTCTTAGTGAGAGATCGGGTCACCGGCAGCGCTAAACGGCACTTTGTCGGCTAGGCTGGAAGCAACACCTCCAAGAGGGGATTCACCAGGGTCGCTGGTGTCGATACCATTGTCCTTGAGCATCTTGACTGCCTGAGCGATCTCGGATGCGGTCGCTTCTCCTGAGTCGATACGATCTAACAGGTGCTGTGCGGTCATTTCATGGAGTCGCTCAAGCAGGTCTTTACTTGCTTTAGCCACGTTTAATAGTCTCCTTTAAAAATAGTTTAGTGTGTTTGATTCCCGATCTAATTACTTGGTATGCTTTAGGGGAAATAACGACTAGCTGAAATACCAGAAGGATTAAGGTACTCATTAGCACCCAATCTTTCATAGTAATACCTAGCCATGTCAGCCCCGAAATACCCACAGGAATCGGAACAGTCGTATGCGCGAGCGTTTCGGTGGTCTGTCTTAGGGACATGGACTTGTTATGACTCCTTACTCTTAGTAGGTTTTACTACCTTCGAATATTTCATAGTTACGCCTCCATCGTCAAACGGCGTCGACCAATCAAGATCCTCGGTGTCAGCCTCTCCGGCGGCGGACTGCATGACGTACTGCCCCTCAAGCTCCATCAGCGCGCCTCGGCGCTGGCCTATCTGACGAAGCGCAGCGCGAACGTCGCTGACGGGAACGTCAGCTCGGTATTCCCCATCACTGTCTTTCCACGTGTCGAACGTTGGCATGCCGCCGTCCTCAGCGGCCATCAGGGCTTCAGAAAGCGCCTGGCGGTTGCTCGGGTCACCTGCGTAGCGGATGCCGCTCGACACTACCCCTAGCGCCTCGGCAGCCTTGCGCTGCGCCTTGATCTTTGGCTCGACCTGATTTTTCCGGTAGGTGAGCAACTTGTCGGCGTCGAAATACCCGGTGTCCTCGCTTTCAGTCGTGCCAAATCGCACGTAAACAGAGGCGTCATGGCCGCTAAGCCCCTCGTCTTTTATAGCACCGAGGCGCTGCTTCTGTTCAGTCGTGAGCGTAACGGCCTCGACGCGAAGATCACTTAGGTGCCCGTGTAGGCCAACCAGGCGCTCATAATAGCGGCGGTCGTCTGAGTATTTAATACGCTCAACGTCGTCATCGAAAAAACGGATGCGGTACGTGTACGGAGTCATGTCATCTTTTATCATTGCGTCCTCACAATAGATTGCTTAATCGGTCTTTGATAGTCACCACCCATTAGCGTCAACTTGCACTCGGAACCAACTCAAGCACGGGCCTCCACCCGTCGGAGCTACTCGTGCGGTACGCGTAGATGGGAGGGAAGGACGCCACGTCGTCACCGCCACGAAGAACGCGGTGGGAGGAGGTGATGTCGCTCTGCTCCTGGCACCATGTGTATCGGCCGTTACCCACCGCTACATTCAAGTCGGCGTTCGAGAACTCTGCCCAGTTGCCGCCTACTTGCGGTCCGCCGTGGTAATCAGCCATCATGCCATCAGTGCCGTCGGCTGTCGGCACATCCGCGCAGACGCGGTATATTAGCGTATTCCATTCGCTCCCGGCGCCGATATCCATATC